TTAATACCGATAATATCCATAGATCGGACGAGCGCCGCGCTTGCACTTGATCTCTTCCTTGTACTCGTCATCGTCCCACTTGCGCTCGATCTTGCAGCGGCCACGGCGGTATTCCTCTTTGAAGGCCCTTCGCTCATAACGAGGCCCGTCGTAGTAGCCGCCCCCGCGCCAGCGGCCGTGGCCGCTTTCGTCTTTCCAGGGGTCAGCAAAGGCCATACCGGCCATGCCCGTGAGCGCGACGCCAACGGAAATTGCCGTGGTTACGATCTTCATAGTCCTGCTCCTAGTGACATCGGAATCTAACGTTCCTGCGATGCCTTGGTTTCCAGGAGAGGGTTTTCCCACCTGACGGTCGAGGACAGATCAGACCTTAGTCCGGCTCGTGGAAAGCAAAGGTCTTAGGCCGGTGACCGAGCGAAACCTTTGATGCATATTGGAGTTGTCACCCCCGAGCGGCCCCCCTCGTCAGCCGCTCGAGTGTGGTACCTCGGAGCTGCATAATTGTCCCTTCAATGCAGCCCTGAGGCCCACCGCCTTACAGCGCACCGTCGTAGTGGCTTGGGACCGAAACCGAGAGGATTTGGTTGATGCGCGACAGAGACGATTACGGGCTGCCGAAACACTAAGCATTATACTTTTATCGATTTTGACGATTGCCGTTTACCTGATCGCGCAGACGCATTCTTACAAAATGAGAGCCGGGATGTCGCGGTGTACATTCCGACCGCTTCTGGCCAGAACAACGTTTCGGAATAGTCCGGCGCCGCAGGGCGCGGCCGATTACCGCGAGCAGCACGCGCCTGTCGGTCGAAGATGCCGTCGGCGAGACAAGCGACAGAGCCAGACGCAGGATCTCGTATAAAGAAAGCTATATCTCATAACATTAGCAATCGCTGTATTATACAACTGGCCAAGGGAGGAAGCGCAGATGGACAAACCTCGGGACGAACTGTCTCTCAGCGAAGGAGACAGACGCGAGTTTCTAAAGACTTGCGGCCGCTTCGCTGCCGTCACACCGCCTGCCGTGACAATGTTGCTTTCAACGAGCCTCACCTCCGACGCCATCGCAGCCTCGGGCAGCGGCTCGAGCGGCGGCAAGGGCGGTGGGGGCGGGAATAGCACAAAGGGCGGCAAAGGCGGAAATAGTACCAAGGGCGGAAAGGGCGGAAACAGCTTAAAAGGGAAAGCCAAACCGGGTAAGTGAAATGCGCGCGCCGTGGCACACGAGCCTCTCTTCCTCGGCTCGTCTGTCATCGTATGCACAGTGTGCCAGCAATCAAGTGCTCCCTCGAGGAGGATCGGACTCCTAGCGCAGGATACTGGGTCCAGAAAGGGAGGATGGAATGCAGTCGGCTCGAAGTGAGGCACCCCTCGATCCGACAGACGTCGATTTGCTCCAGCGCGTCTTCGATATTGCTCGCGAGCGCCTCGATTAAAACGACGATGCGCTATGCTCACGTCCTCGATGAGGAGGTGGCGGAAACCCTCGAATCGCTCTTCAACTCGAAACGTGCACAAAGGAAGAACAAATGACGTGGAACGTTTTTCGGGACTATTCGCTTCCGAACAGTGAATCCGAGCGCGTTTCGTTCCCATATTTCCGGTAGGGCTACCGAAAGCGCCAATCGTATCGCGTTGAAACCAAAGCGGAAAATGGTCGGAGCGGCGGGATTCGAACCCACGACCCCTTGACCCCCAGGAGAGAGGCCTAATTTGCTGGACGCCTTGATACACAAGGCGTTGCGCCCTGTCCAGAAGGTCAGTTCGGGAATTATTTCGGGACTCGGTGACTCGGTTTTGCATTCGCCGCTCCCGGGCTAGATCAGCTCGAACACGGCCGCTTCATCCTCTCGCGGCCTGATCCCTTTCGAGGACGTGCCTTTCACATCGGCCCGTCCGAGCCGATGCTGCGACGCCCCAACGTCTCTTATGAGCTCTGGGTAAAAAACACTCTTTTAAAGGTTGCATGATATCGCCAGACAACTAGCTTTGCGGCGGGGGATGTCGTGCACCAGGAAATCAGTCTCTACCTAGATCTCGAAAAGGGAAAGAGTGCGGATTTGGAGGTCGTAGCGCGTGCTGCGCTCGCCTTCAACTCCGCAGTGAAGGAGGTAGCCTTCATACTAGACCCCTCCGTTGAAGTCCGCCTGGAGCTTAAGAGCGGCGACGAGGGTAGCCTTATTCTCAATTCCATTATCCGGCCCTTGAGGGGGGTAAATCGCAACACATTGATCGCCATTGCCCTCGTGGTTGGCGGCTGGCTCGCATCCGACGTTCGGGCCTACGTAGTCGGTGAGGCTATTGATACAGTAGTGGGAGAAGAAGCGCTTCAACTCTCTGACGCTGACAAGCAAGACATAGCTGATCGGGTCGCCAAACTGCTTAAGTCCAATGTAGGCAAGGAGCAAGTCAATCAGATGTTGGAAAGCCTTGAGCAAGATCCGGCAATCAAGGGCGTTGGCGTGTCGCCGCGCCATTCTCTACGTCCAGAGTACGTCTTGCCGCGCGAGACTTTTCGAGAGCGCATCGAAATGGATGCGCCGCCAATCGAAACAGCTAAAATGCGCTCTATACCAAGCGTTAACGATGTGACTTTGGTCAGCCCTGTCCTGATACCCGGCTCCCGAAAGTGGAAGCTGCGCCTCGGAAATTCCGAGTTCGGCGCGGTCATCAAGGACGAAAGGTTCCTAGCTCGAGTGCTGGGCGGAGAGGAGCCAATACCCATGACCGCCGGGATAAAGCTGAAGGTGGCGATGACTACTAGGGAGGAACGGGTGAACGGAGTGTGGCGAGTGAAGGACTATACAGTTGATGAGGTGCTATCGATCACACCAGCCGAACGTCCATTAGACCTCTGGTCGCCTCAACAGGACGGATAGAACAGCCACGAGGATTATTGATCCGACGATCCACGTCGGAAATCTTCCTATCGTTTCCTTGAGAAATTCCAATAGAAACCAGGTCGCGGCCGCTGCGCCTGCGATCTCGGCAAAAATCAGTGTGGTGCGACGAAATCTCGAACTCATTGATCAATACCTATGACGCCGATCGCCTCAATCAACGGGCCTTGATTGAATTTCCCTCGTCTTGTTAAGCCACAATGCTTTCGTATACGTCAATGACCTTGTCTCTATAACGGTAGTCTCCGTTCAAGTGCGCGGCTTTTCATGACCAGCTACCTAGCTACAACTGAAACTCCTCCGAATCATCCGCTCGCTCCCTGATTCCTTTGAACGAGGCGTGCCGCAGCTTCCAGTCATCCGTCCAGGCGCGATACTCGACCTCGGCGACCAGAACCGGCTCGACGAAGACGGCGCCTTTTCGCCTCAGGGCGACTGCCGGCTTTTTCGTCACCATCCCCTCGAGCAGCTTCCGGAGCTCGCGCGACAGGTCGTGTGACCAGCCAGTACCGCAGCCGCCAACATAGACGAGTTCGTCGCCCTGGTGCGCGGCCAGCAGCAGCCGACCGAGATGACCAGGCACGGTCGAAGGCTCGAAACCGACGATCACGAAGCTATCCCGACGCTTGCAGGTGATCTTCTGCCACCACTCGCCGCGGCCGGAGCGATAAGGCTTTTCGACGTGCTTGGCGATAATGCCTTCCAGCCCATGCTCGCACGCGACGCGGAAGAACTCGTCGCCATCGGCCTGAACCTCTTCTGAAAGGCGGACAGCCCCTTCCCGGCCGGTGACCAGCGGCTCGAGCAATCGCCGGCGCTCCCGCAACGGCAATCGGCGCATGTCGCGGCCATCGAGGTAAAGAAGGTCAAAGGCATAGAAGACGATGGCGCCAGCTTCGACCGCGGAAGGAAGCCGTCCGAGCGCTCGCTGCAACATGCCGAAGTCCGACCGGCCCTGGTCGTTCAGAACAACCGCCTCCCCGTCGAGGATGGCTGTCTTGACGGCAAGGCGCCGCGCGTCATCGGCGATCGACGGAAAGCGATCGGTCCAATCGTAGCCGCCGCGCGTGAGGATCCGCACCCGGCCAGGCTCGATGTGCACGGCCAGCCGGTACCCGTCCCACTTTACCTGGTAGGCCCAGTCGGTGCCGACGGGCGGCTTGTCCACGAGAGTGGCAAGGCAGGGATCGACGCGCGCCGGCATAGGATCAATCGGGGCGACATCGCGGGGCTTCTTCGAAGATGCTCTGGCCATTAGCCCATTAACGCACAGGCCCGCGAAAAGCCGAATTGACTCTTTCGGCTTAGAGAACATATTGAGAACACGCAAGCGCATTTGCAGGCGCTTCCACGACCTGAGGCAAAAGATGCAACCTTGAGGAGGATCAGCCGTGTCCGATCTCCCTAAACCGAAATACAAATGGCGGCAGACTTGGCCAAACCACCCGAAGCACTTTTGCGGCTATGACGGCAGCCGGCATATCGCGTCCATTTACTGGAACCACATGGGCTGGTGGAACTGGTTCATGTGCTGGAACTGGGCGAAGAACGCGAGCAGATGGAAGCGCCCGAATGGTCAGGCCGATTCGGCGAGGGAAGCAGCTCTCGAAGCTGAGAAATGCTACGAAGCAATCCTCAGGTGTGAATGGCCCGGCATGGTTCCCGAGGATCTGCAGTGCATGCTCGACAACGAGGAATGGATGCGCACCAGGCCATGAGCCTCACCGCCGCAATGCCGCCCCGTCGCGCTGGCTGGCCTCGATCCTCTGCAATATCTCACGCATGACGCGGGTATCGGCTGATAGTGCGTTGAGCGTGGTCTCTACCGCCCGCATCGATGTAGCCGCCTCGGCCGCCTGCTTCTCCACCGCCGAGATCCGGAGCTCGTGATTGTCGATCTGCCGGAGCGAGACTTCGGCCGCCGTCAATCGCTTGTCCATCCGGTCGAGAGCATTGGCGTGCGAATTCTGGCTTGAGCTCAGTCGCTCCAAGGATGCCCCCCAAGCCATGATCGCGCCGACAATGCCGACCAGGATCACGACGGTGTTGAGGTTCCATTCCCATTTCCAGGCTGGTGCTCTGACGCTTGTCATTTCATCGTTTCCGTTTTCCAATCCCCTGCCCTCGTCGTATGCAATGCCACATTAGGATGAAGAGCCGGCCCCCGAGGATGAGAGCCGGCATGTTGTCTCGTTACTGCGAGTTCTTCGGCGCGATGTAGGTCAGCAGCGCCGGCAGCCCGATCGTGATCGCGTAAAGCGCCAGATAGCCATACCAGGGCGTACCCTCAGGCATGAACGGGAGACCGGCGGTACCGGTCAGGGCGCCACCAGCGGCAGCGGCAATGGCTTTCGAGGCATTCATGAAGGTCTCTCCTTATTCCGCAGCCTTGGCTTCGCGCAGGGCGAGCGTGATAGCCGCATAGGCTTCGGCAGCTTTTACGAGCCCGGTTGCGGCGGTGACGCTGCTGGGGTTCTTGCAGACGACGTCGAGCGCCGACCAGGCGGCTGCCTCACGGGCAATCGTGCGCGGCTTGATGTTGCCTGTGCTGGCGACCACCAGAAATGCCGCGTGGGCCGTCACGGCTGCCGAGCAGATCTGCGGCAGGTTTTTCTGAATGGCCGAGTCGATTGAGCCGGTCGTGGTGCAGGAGGCGAGCGAAAGCGCCGCCACCGATGCAATGATCAGTGAACGCATGATGAGTTCCTTCGATGTTGGGAGGGTTAGAGCTTGGATTTTGCTTCAGCGCGCAGCTTGTCGCCGCAGGCCTTTGCGCCTTTCACGGATGGATCGAACGCGAGCCGCGTGAAATCCCACTTTCCGCGTTGCTGAATGCCCAGGTTGTTTTGAACCTCGGCATGAGAGAGGACGGTCTTGTCAGTGACCGGGATGGAGTAGCGCCGGCAGAGGACCGCGACGACGGATGTCAGAGCCTCCCACTGCTCGCGGGTCATTGGATATTTGCCGGGATCGAACGGCGCCTCATTCGCCCCGCCCATGCAGCAGAGCGAAACGCCGATCGAGCCAGAGTTTGCGCCGAGGGTATGGGCGGCATAGTCCTTCTTCGCCGGCGCCTGGTTGAGCTCGATCGAGGGGATGCCGCGGATCAGTTTGCCGTCACCTTCGATCAGGATGTGATAGTGGCCACGATCGAATTCGCTGGCCTTATTGGCGCCGGCCGTCCAATGGCAGATCACTCTCTCCATCTTGGCCGCAGGCATCCATTCGGCCGGAACGATAGAGGACGGCGGGGCCGGAGGAGGAGGCGGCTTCACGCCGCGGAGCTTCTCGATCTCGTCGAGCGCGGCATTCACGGCCTCAATCGTCTCGCCGCCGGGATCTCCATCGGCGCCATGTTTCGGGAGCGGATAGCCAAGCGCGATCAAGCGCCGCTGCAGAACCTGTACGGTCGTATTCATCGGTCGATTTTCCTTCAGAGAGTTTAGAGGGCGCTGGCGCCCGTCCACATTGCGTCGATCTGCTCGTCAGAGAGGCCGAGCGCGGCGCCGACGCTCGCGATAAGTGGATGCATGCGGTCGAAGGTGGTTGCGTATTCCCACTCGATCTTGGCCTCCTCCTTGGAGGCGCCTTCCGGCATCGCCTCGATCGCGCTGGTGACCTGCGCCAGCGTGAAGCCACCCCTGACCAGACCTATGCGGAACTGCCGTGCGGTCAGGATCGGCATGTTCGCCCGGACCTCTTCCTGCGTCGGTGGCGTGTATGGCGCGACCGTGCCGGCGTTGGCCTCGGCGAAGAGCTGCCGGCAATGCTCCTCAATATCGGTTTCTCTCGCCGTGAAGGGTATCCATCCGAAAGACGGATGATTGACCTCCATGTTGATCGCTGAATTGTCCGGCCGGCTGTAGAAGGGGTTTCTAAATTCCATCACGAAATCCTCAAGAAGAGACTGAGCGACCCACCAGCAGTCGAGCCGGCGCCAATGTTACCCATGCATCGCCACGTGCCGGAAAGAGCCGCGCCGCCGCCACTGGATGAGCTTGCCGACTCAAGGTCGGTGCCGGGCACGGTTTGCCCGAGGGTATAACCTGTCGTGTTGTTGACGCGCTGACACCAGGCGTAAGAGCCGACGGCGCCGGCCGCGATGGAAGCGACACCGCCGCCCCAATCAACATCATGCGCGTGGGTGTCGGCGCCGACGGAGTTGGTGGACGTTGCCGTCAGGGTCGAAGGCGTGCCTATCGCGAGGGTGCGGTCCGCCGAGATCGCGCCGCCGCCGGTCAAGCCGTTGCCGGCGATGATGTCCACGGCTGTGGAAGCGGCGGTGTATCCGTAGATGCTGTTCAGATCAGCAGAGGTCAGGTTTCCCGAGTGATAGACGACGTATTCGACACCGTTGACCTGAAATTCGAGACTGTCCACGCCGCCCGAGTTTTTAAGGGTCAAGCCGGTGTCGCCGCCGGTCGCGACGTCGTTAAGGAGGCGAAGACCTTGGCTTACTCCGGTGCCGTCGATGTACTGGATATAGGCATTGCGAACGCCGCCGGCATAAAAGGAGATGTACGGATCATTGCCGGCTGTCGGCGCATTAATCCGGAGCGCCTCGCCACTCGCCCCCAGGAAGAGCGAGGTCATATAGCCGGCCTTGGTGTCCATCTCAAAGCGCAGTACCTCGGCATAGGTGGACCCGTCGGCGGAGCCGTCGATATAGACGTTGTTCGCGTCGAGGCGGATACGCGCGTCATAGGCGGATGTCGTTGTGTCTTGGAAGCGCAGATTCGGCGCGGTATTGCTGATCGTCGGGTTGGAACTGAAAATCTGGGCGGCTGACCAAGTGTTGGCGCCATCGAGAAGCGGAACGTTGGCCCCGGACGTGCCGGTGTTGCGGGTAGCAGCCGTGCCCAGCCCCAAAGTGGTGCGCGCCGCCGCCGCGTCAGCGTCGTCGATCAGCGATCGGCCGTAAGACGTGATCGTCGCAACCGCCGCCGCATCGGTTCCAGTCAGATAGATGATCTGGTTCGCAGAAGTGGTTAGACCGGCGATGGATTGCAGCAAGGCGTCGTATGCCTGGACATTCGTGCCAATGACCACGCCGAGAGTCGTCCGGGCAGCCGCCGCGTCCACATCATCGAGGATGGTCCGGGCAAAGGGTGTCAGCGCGGTCGTTGAGTAGGCATCGGCGGCCGTCGTGTAGATCATCCGATCCGCGGCAGTCGTCAGGCCGGCGATTGACTGAAGTCCCGCGTCAAAAGCCTGCACGTTCGTGCCTATCTCAAGGCCCAGCGCCGTACGCGCACCGCTGGCCGTCGTCGCCCCCGTACCGCCCGCGGTGATCGGCCGCGCTGCGTTGGCGTCCGCGGCCAGATCGTCGACGAATGCATTATAGGGCACGCTTTGAATGGTCGTGTTGGACACGCCTTTCGTGCCGGCTGGGGGGGAATAGACTCCGCCAGTACGGGGCATTTGGGTTTCCTTTCTGAATGAGAAAAGGGCCCCTCAAAAGAGAAGCCCTTCTGCGATCGAGAACGCCGCGAAGCGACCGGATAATCCTCAAGGGACTGCATCCGGGGACACGGAAATCTAGACTCGACTCTCGTGAGGTTTGACACCATTCTCCCGCAAAACGGGAGAAGAGCATGACCGACGACGAAATACGGGAGAGCCTAGGCCTTCTGCAATCTCACAATCTGGCGCTAACCGCTCTTGTCGTCCACCTATTGGTGCTGTTACGGCGGAAAGGCCACTTCAGCCGAGAAGAGCAGAACGAAGCCTTCGACAACGCGCTCCTAAAGATCGAAGAAATTCAAGCGAAGGCGGAAGAAAGCGAGAAGTGGACTTTCGAGATGGCCCGTGATCGATTTGAGAATCTTCTTCCCAAAGCCCAGAAGCCAGGCAATCAACCGACCGGTTAAAGACTTCCGCCGTCAGAGTATCCATCTTCAATTCCTCAAATTCTTGTGTATGTTGTGGCAATGAGCCCGCGCCCTACCATCGATCACGATCCGAACGAACCGCCGGTTGACCGAGAACCCGGACCGTGGCGGTGGGTGTTTCCGGTTTTGGCGGTGACGTGGGCTTTGAACCTTTATTCGAACCCGATTGACTGGCTTTCTGTTGGGCTGGGGTTGTTCACGGGTATCGTTTTTACCGCATGGATCTTGGAGATCACCGGGAACAAGGTGCCGTCCTCATGGCGCCCTAAGGCCCCGCGCTCAACGCTTGGGGGTGACCGTAATCTCTAGCGGCGGCCTCTTGCTCTGACCAAGAACGCGCGGCGCGGACTTAGATCCGCCATTTATCCTGCCAGTTCCAGCCGCTTCTGAACTGATCATCGAAGCGATTAAACGGGCCCGTACCTGATCCGAGCGGGACAGACGTCCTATCCCGCCATTCAGAAGCTGACGCGCCGCTTCCGGGTTCGTCTCCATCAGCACGCGGGCGACCTGCTCGACCACGCGCGGCGGCATGCCCTGCGCCTCTCCCATCAGCCGCCGGCCCCCGTCCATGAGCGCCCCGACCAGGTCGCCGCGAACCAGGTTGGACATGACGCCCGGGTCGAACTTGGACATTTCCGCCGCGTCTGCGAGGTTGTCGGCCGTCTTGGAACCGCCGAGCGCCGCGTTTGCGGTGTCAAACATCTGCTGTTCTCGAGCAATCCTGTTACCCAACTGGTCCGCGCGCTCCGGGAGGGCGAAAGCCGGGAATTCCTCGCCGGTCTTCGGCGTGATCAAGCCCCTCGCCTTGTTCGTGGTCGGAGACATCGAGGCGGATTCGACACGGGCAATCAGCGGGTCCACATAGCCGGCGCGGAAAGCGGATTGCTCATCCGGCGTCATGCCTTGGAACTGCGGCACTGTATCTCCGGAACGCATGCGCCCAGATGCAGCAGCGCGGCCGGTGTCGACGGCGTCGATTGTGCGGCTTTGCTGGCGGAAAGTGTCATTTGCTGCACGGTACCCGGTCGATGCGTTCTCCAGAGCCTCATCAAGAGCCCCGTAGACGCCCCGCATGTCGTTTGCCACCTGCGGGTTCCGCTGCATCTGCTGAAACAGATCAGATTTGATGTTCAGCACGCGGTCGAAGTCGATAAGCTGTTCGCCGTCGCGCTGCAATTGGTCGCGGATAGCCATCAATCGAGGGCCAAGCGGACCGGCGCTAAGCGCTGTGTCTCCGAGGATCGGGTCACGGCCAAGAAGCTGATCGATCTCGCCGATGGCGTTATTGAGGTTGACCGCCCCTGCGCCTTCTCTTGCCGCTCCATAGTTGGTGCTGGCGTCGGCAGAGCGGGAAGCAGTGAGGGACGCTGCCCGCTGGGCTGCTGTGTCGGGCGCTCCAAAGCCCTCCGACAGGAAGTTTGACAGCCGGTCGCCCTGCCCTGCCTGGCGCGCTTGAAGCCCCTCGATCACCGCCTGTCGTTCATTGTGCGGCGTCCGCGCGGCAGTGGATAGCATGCGCTGGCCCGAATTGCCCATGGCGTCGGCGACCGTGAACATGCCCTGATCGTCAGCCTCCGAGCGCGTGAGCGCCTGCGCGATGTCGTCGACTGTCATGCCGGAGCGGCGCACGCCTTCGCCGATGGCGCGCTCTGCGTAGCGCTCCGGGAATAGCCGAGCCGTGATCGGAGCGGCAGCCATGCCGCCAACCTGAGACACGCCAGCAACGGCAAGCGGTGCAGCGCCACCAAGAACACCGCCGGCGACAGTCCCCACAGCGGCCCCCTTGGCCCGGCCTTCGATCCCTTCTCCGCTCCCAAAACCTTGAGCGCCGCCGAGGATAGCGCCTTCGCCGGCACCAGCCGCCGCCACGCGGCCGAGACTAGCCCCGCGGTTAATCGCGTTGGCCGACATGGAGAGGCCGTTCTTCGCCAAGCCAACTCCGCCCGTGACGCCGCCAGTGATCCGGCCGGCGAGGGATGCGACCTTGTCCTGCTGGTCGCGCTGGTCCTGGACGATCCGCTCCCGACGAAGATTGCCGCTGTAATCGCGGAACTCACCGCCGATACCTGTAACAGCGCCGCCGAGCGCCGCAAGCTCATCAGCCATGCCGAGGGATAGCGTATCGGCCGCACCCCGCATGAAGCTGTCGACGTTCCGGCCGAATCCATCTCCGCGACTAGCGGCAGCCTGCGTCAGGCCGGACAGCTCATTGCGGGTGTCAACCGACTGTTGGCTTTCAGCCTGGGGCGTCGGAGCCGCGCCGAGGTGCTGCTGCAGTGCCTGGAGAGCCCCTTCAGCATTCTCGCCGCTGACACGGTATGATTTTCCGTCGGGACCAGTGATCTTGAACGTGGGCATTATTCTTCCTCGATCGTGTAGCCGCCGATGGTCGTCTTCGTCTTGCCCGCGCCAGGTGTAGAGATCCCGCCGCCCCGCAATTCTTTGATGCGGTTGTCCTTCACGTCCTTTACGCGGTTGGCGAGGCTGATCATGCGATCGATAGTCCTCTCGCGAATGTCCGGGTCTGTCGAAGGATCGGCCAAGATATCGACGAAACGGGCTAGTTCGGAATCCGTCGTCGCGCCCTTCAGCGTTTGGGCCATGGACTGAATGGCTTCCATCGACATCAGCTTGTTGAATTCCGAGGTGGCTTTCGCTTTGTCAGTGTCGATCAGCACTCCCGCTCCCGGAACGTTCGTGCCGATGGTGCCGAGGATGCCAGCACCGGTTCCGGTGAAGGTTCTCCGGTTGAGATCCTTCGCCTGATCGAGCGCGGAAAGGGTGTTGTCGATGAGCGGGACCTCATCTTCCGCAGCCCACAGAGCCTTCTTGTCTGTCGCGGTGAGCGTCTGAGCATCTTCACGCGGCAGCTTGCCTGTGAGAATGAACCCCTGATAGGCGGGGTCCTCTGGCGAGAGGCCAACCTGCGCAGCCGCCGCTTTACGAGCTTCCACCTCGTTTCCGACGTTGATCGTCTGGCCGGCGCCGCCGACTGCATCGACTTTGCCGCCTCGGGAAACCTGGTAGAGGCGCTGATCATTGTCGGGAATGCCGTATTGCTTGCGCTCTTCCGGCGTGAGGGTGCGATATTCCGGCTTGCCCATCTGATCCAGTTCGGCCTGGGTCTTTTTCAGCCCGAGCTGGTAGGACGGATCGCTGCGCTTCTGCTCGGTCTCATACTGCTGCCGCTGCATCCATACCTGCTGCTCGCGTTGTGCGCCTGCCTGCTGCGCCTGCTGCTCAAGCATCATTTTCGCCATGGCTTTGTCTTCCGGCGTGGAGAATGGGTGCGTGAGGATCTGGTAGAGAAGCGCCTGATCGGGTCCGCTCTGCTGCTGCGGCTGCGCTTGGGCGATCTGCTGCCCTGGCTGTTGGCCCATCGGAGGTGCTGTCGGCGGAACTGCCGGCGCGGCGACTTCGACCAGGGGAGCGAGCGGCGGGGCCTGCGGAGCACTGCCGCCGACATTCTGGCCAGGGAACCGGGCTGCATATTCCGGCGTCTGTTTGAACTCGGCAACTTCATCGGACAGTGACGGCATCGGAGGGCCCTGCATGGGGGCTGCTGACTGCGGGCGCTCGGGCGGCATCCCGATCGACGGATCAAGGCTGGCGACCTGCTGCGGTGCCTGCTGCCCTTGGAAATTCGGCAAGAAGGCGTTTGCATAGCCGAGACGGTTCGCTGCCTCGCCGCCAGGCTGATTATAGCCTGCGAACTTCCATGCGTTATTCATCATCTGCTGAGCTTCTTCCGTGCTCTTGGCATTGTTCAGCGCCGTGACGAGGTTCGGGTCCTCCTGGAGCAGGAATTCACCTTGCGTCTGCGGAGAACCGTTGCCTTGCTCGCCTTTCTCAGCGGCAAAGGCCTGAAGGCTTTCCAGCCGGGGCCCGCGCCACGACATAATGCCGCCGGCTGTGCCCGGATCTCCGCTCTGGCTCGGGTCGCTCCACGTTCGGTTGACGTTGCCCGGAGAGAAGCTGCTTTCCGCCTTACCGGTCGCTGCAACGGCGGCAAGGCCAAACGGGTTCTTGATCGTGCTATCGACCGTATCCATGAAGCTGGAATAGATATCGTTCCCGCTCATGTCGACGTCGCCAGCGCTCGCCGTGCCGGCCGATGGCTTCACCCCAGGCGAAATCATGCTCGATGCACTGACATCAGGCGCGGCGCCGGTGATCGAATTGTAGAACTGCTGGCGAAGGGCGCCGGCCGCGCTCTGACCTTCCTTCTCTGCCTTGTCGGCCCTACGGTTCATGACGCCCGCCACGATGCCAGAGCCGAGCGCGTTCAACCCCTCGCCGACATTCTTTGGGGCAGCCGAGGCTCCCATGATGGCCATAGCCAATTCACGCTTGCGCTTCAGCGTTTCCGGGGTCTCGTTGGTCGACCCTCCGAACAGAAATCCAACCATCAATAAAGCCCCCCATTTCGGCCGCCAGTGAAGAAATTGGCAAGTCCGGTCATCATCGACGGTTGCGCGCCACCGGGGGCGGTTGGGAATGCGGCATTGCGTTTAGCGAAGCCAGCCGCGAGACCAGTCCCGAGCATGCCCATGCCGCCGCCGATGCTCTGCGGGATGGCTTGCCCCATAATTTGTGCCTGGAGCCGCTGCGCAAGCTGCTCACGGGTTTCGTTGGGCCTTGCGCCCTGGTAGCCGCCGTATCCGTTCATTTGCTCTTCCCTGCGTTGAAGAGGGCGCCGTAATTGACTTGGCGGAGACCATCAGGCCGGCGCGAGACGGCGTCGGGGCGCTTCTTCTCAACCTCTTGCGCCATGACGCCGATGTGTCGCTTCCCATCGTTGTGCTTGCCCCGATAGGAATATTCGTAGAGCCCGTGGCCTTTCAGTTCGCCGACCTTCTTGATGTCCTTCTTGGCTCTCTTATCCGAGAGGCTGGCGAGCTGGCCGCCAAAGCCGAGCATGCCGCCGAACATGCTCTGCATGTTGGCCTGCTGAGTGTTGTAAGCGCCCATTTTGTTCGCATAGTCCTGCTGGACGAGGCCCGCATAATCGACCGTCGGCATGGGGTTGCTCTGCGTCGGGACGAAGCTCGGGCTGTTGACCTGGGCTCCGGACATCAGGCCGATGATTTCGTTGATCGGCTGGTTGCGCTGGGCGTATTGCTCGTTCAGATACTGTGCCCGCTGCTGGTTCTGCAGATTGAACTTCGACTGCTGGGCGTTGAAGCCCTGGTCTGCAAGAGCGTTGTTCGCCGCGGTGGATGTGTTCTGGTTCTGATACTGCTGCTGCAGGGCGTCATTACCGAACTGAGCCCCGGCAAGGCCTTGTGAAAACTTCTGCTGCTGGGCGGTATTGTTGGCCTGCTGCTGCGCCTGGTTCTGCCCAAACTGCTGCTGCTGGGCGGCATTGCCCAGCTGCATGTTGTTCGCATTTTGACCGTACTGCTGCGCCTGCGCGGTGTTGGCGAACTGGCCGGAGCCGAGCAACTGGTTATAGGCCTGCTGCTGCGCGGAGTTCTGGAAAGACGCTGACTGATTGGCGAGACCAGCAAGGCGGGACTGCTCTTGTCCGGCGTTCAGGATGGCGCCGAAGCGTGCATCCGAAGCCGAGCGGTTAGCTTCGTCGATCGCACGGTTATAGGCCTCCGATCCCGGCTGTAGGCCCTGATTGGTGAGACGGGTCTCAAGTGCCGCGCGGTCCCGATCGAGCTGCGGGTTCATGCGCGACATAAGCGCGTCTTCGACCCTCTGCCGATCGCCGCTGAAATCCGTCTCATAGCTGCGCGTGATGTCGCCGGCATTGCCGAGCGACGTCTGGATCTGGCCGCTGTCCGCAACGGAGCGCTGGATGTTGCCGGCGCCCGCAATCGAGTTCTGGACATTGCCGTAGTTGCCAAGGCCGGTTTGCAAGCTCGGGCCGCCCTGGAACTGCTGGTACTGCGGCAGACCGATCGCGCCAGCATTACCAGCAGCCGGCGCCTTGGAGATATCCATGGGCTTGCCGAGCAGATCGTTGAGCTTGCCCGACTGAGTGTTGGCGAGCGTCGCCATGTTCAGCTCGGCACCGTCGGTCTGGTTTTTTATCGCCAGCTGCTCAGGGGAGAGCGTCTGTGTCGCGGTCGGGACCTGAAGGTCATATTCCTTGCCGCTGAGCGGGTCCTTCCACTTCTGTGTCGTGTAGGTATACGTCAGGTTGCCATCGGGCGTCACCTGGTTGACGTTGCCCATGACGTTGTTGGCAACCGACGTGCCGATGTTCGTTGCGGTCTGTGCCGAGGCCGTTTGCTGCGGGTCCGGCGCATCTGGCGCATCAGGGTAAAGGCCCATGTGTCAATCCTTCATCCAGTCTTCGACGGTCTCTCGCGAGCCGGCATGGCAGAGTTCGAAAAAGTCTTCCGTGGTGGTCTTGGCGTGGTCGTAGCCGCCGCAGATTGCCGCGACAGCCGTGACAATCGAGCCGACGGCTTCCCGCATCACGAATCCGAATTGCCGTTTCAGAGCATCATGCGAGGACCGCCACTCATCGCTCAGTTCCCACTGAACTATGACGCTGTGGATGACCGGCGCGAGAACCGCGAGGTGGCGGTTGAAGAACGGATTCTGCGGCAGCCGCGTCAAGGTCCGCACCAGCAACCAACAGACATTGCGTTGCCGGTTCTCTTCCTCGTCGACAATGTCGTCCGCCAGGCGGGCAATCGCGGCTATCTCGGCGAGGAAGTCGGCCGCCGCCTCGTCGCCTCGTGTCCAGCGCAGGAAAGCGACGCGTACTGCTTCAGGATCGTTCGGCAGCATCAGGCGCTTGCCTCCCCTACGGAAACCTGAACGGTGGCGAGATCGACCTCCAAATCGAGCTTGAAATCGCCGCCCGAGGTGATCACGCAGCCGACGGCGATCATGTCGCCGGCCGCCCGGACATTCTGTCGGAAGTCGTAGCGAACGAGCTCGGAGACACCGTCCCAGATCGCCACATCCCAGAGCCCGACGTCCCATTCGGATGACGTGGCGTCGCCCTCGGTGACCGAATTGAACGTCGGCGTTGATTTGTCGTAGTCGGCGCGGGCGAATAGCCGCACCTTCGGGCTTGATTTTGCCCTGAAATACATGTGCGCGAGCGTCGCGTTTGCCCGCTGCCCGAACTGACCGGCTGGCGAGAATTGCGAAAGATAGGTGGCCGAGAAGGTCAGGCCTGCATCGGTCCCGGTCGTGTCGCCCTGCCACACATAGCCGTCGAACGAGCCGAAGAAGAGACCGCCTTGCAGGGTTTCATAGCAGAGCGCCTGCCAATTGCTGATCGTCGACCAGCGGCCGGTCAGCACGTTCAAGACGAAGGTCGTATCAGTGACCACGGTGTTTTCTGGGAAAGCCACGAATACGAGGTTCTGCTCGGGCCACTGCTTCAGCGTCCAGCCCGTCCCTGTGGCATTTGCCGCCCTGCGCCAGTCATCCTCGATCGGCCGCGAGACCGAGACGAGAGAGAGCGCCTGCCGATCGCGCTGGAACACTTGAGACATCGGCGTCAGGCCGTCCGTCGTGGCAATGAGGATATCGCCCCCTGCCCTGATCCATGCGTTCTTCCCTAGCGGTTTGCCGATCTGATAGACGCCCTTCAGCGCGAAATCCGAAGCGCTCGACGGGTCGGAGCCGGCATAGACGGCAATCTCGCCCTCGGTCGAGACGAATACGCACATGTCATTGAGACCGTCGCCACTTTCCAGCGACCAGGAGAAGCCGGTTAGCAGTGAGCCGCCCTTCTTCATCACACCGCCGAGTGGGAACAGCGAAGCGGCGCCACTGACGGCGTTTGTGGCCAGGTAATAGGCGTCCAGGGTGCCGTTCTTCAGGAAGAATTCGCGGTTTTTAAACAGCCAGCCGTAATTCAGCTGCGGCATGGTCGTGCCGTCGGTGAAGGTGATGGCGGTCGTCGACCAGGTTGTGCCGTTGTACAGCCGCCTGTCGTCAGCACCGTTCACACAAACAAGCCAGGACGTGCCGGCATTGGTATGCTGGAACGCGCACCAATCACCGCCGTTCAGGCCTGAAACATCGGCCGCCGTGGTGGTCGGAGGCGCGGCCGGCGAGGTCATATTGAAAATGCCCGTCGCCGTCGCCATGAACAGCTTTTCATTCGAGCCGTATTTGTATTTGAACGCGCTCTTTACATCGCCGCCGCCCGCCGCCAGGCCCTTCTTCTGCGATCCGCCACGGATCTTGCAGCCTGTCAGCGTGGGCAAGAAGTTGCGGAGAACTGTTGCCGCGCCCGGCTGCTGCGATGCCATGTCCACCGCCGTCACAAGCCCTCCCTTCGGCGCCGGGAAGGTGATCGGCTGCGAACTCTGTTGCCGGCCGATCGAGACCGGCCCGCGATTGGATTGCCCTATGCGGCCGGCCCGGGGTTGAATTCTCATGCTGCACCCCTGTCGGCGTTAATCTCCTGCTCGAGATCGGCCTCGAACTCGGCCAGGTTATCCTCGAAGGCGAGGCCCTTTTGACGCTTCCAGCGCCAGATGATCCCCTTGACCAGGAGCCGCTCGGGAAACAGCGTCGTATCGTCGTCGGCCGCCCAAGTGGATGCCTCGCCGGCGGGATCGTTCAAGATCCAGTTCTTCGACACATAGTCGATGACGGCGCTCACCGCGGCGGATGCAGGCGAGAACAGAAACTGCCCTCCCTTCATGAAGAAATAGGCCGTGGTGGATGGCACGCCGACGATGACGGCCCACTGCCCGCTGTTGGTCACAGGACGCACGAACACGCCGGCAGAGGTGCGGACAGCCCCGCCAGGAACAAGGCGCTGGAAATTGCTCGGGAAGTTTTCAGGCGAGGACGTGACGGTCAGGGATTTCAGCAGCTTCTGCCAATCCACGCGGCGGGCGATTTCGTCGCCGGCTTCCTGGGCGAGCGCAACCATGGTCTGAGCATTCGGCTCGGAGCTACCGTAGACGTTCTCGAACTGAGACAGCGCCACGACGTCGCAAGCCTGATTGATGGCGGAAAGCAGGGTCATGGCGTAACGCCTCCGACGACGACTTGGGAGTTGCCCCAGCGAGCCCGCTCATCGCCGATATTGATACCGGAGAGCGCCAGCATCAGCAGTTGCTGCGCGGCTGCTGCGGCGGCAACATCCTTGGCCCAAATGGCAATTTCATTGACCAGGGCGAACAGGTAAACGTCGGCCGCCTTGGTCAACAGCCAGTTCGTCGGCGCTGCCGGGGTCAAGGCCGGGATTTTCGCGTAATAGGAGAGTGTCAGCGCCTGGTCAGATATCGGCCGCGCCTTGAGTGTCGAGCCGACGATGGCATATCCCGTCGGCGTGCCGCTATTGCCGGCATAGCTCGACGTCAACTGCTGCAGCGATACGGCCCGGATCGGGACATTGGCCGACGTCCTGACCTCGCGCGCTTCAAGAAAATCGGCCGGCAGGCTCGCGTTCCCGTTCGAGAGCGTGAGCGTCGCCGAGGACTCCATGTCCGCGACGCGAAGGCCGCGGTTCAGCTTCAGCTCCGCCAGACCGAGCAACCGCGGGGCGACGTGCACGAACTTGTCGTTGCCCGAATACTCGCCCGCGTCGATGATCAGCGACGCATAGTCGGAAATGGTCATAGCGGAACCCTCCGGGCTCTCTCAGCGTCAGCGAACAGCCGCGAGCGATCGATGAGCTGCGTAATGCGCTCATTTGCTTCCTTGTGGCCTTCAGGATCGACGTCGACCGCCGGGCGCGCGCTTTCGATGGCGCGCACCTGGTCTTTGACGCGGCTGTATTCGACGCTCATAGGTGCCCATCCTTGGTGCGCCAGGCGCGATTGTCGCTGCTGTTGAGGAAGCTCTTGACGAACTTGTCGTTGCCTTCCGAATGCGCCTGCACGAGGCCGGAGTCGTAGGCGATGTTGAGCGGTACCGAGGCAACGCGATGCCAATCACCGCGCCAAGCTTTCTCAGCGCTGTTGCGCACGTCCTGATTCTGGCTGATCAGGTTGTCGACGGGGTAGTCGACGCGGAAAACGTCCTTCTCCCCGTCGAAAAAATGCCAGACCGATCGGCCTGTCATCATGTCGTGGTCGTAGAGCGTCCAGCTCCCGTCACGAATGATCATTCGGCGTCTCCGGGCAGCGGGTCGGCGCGCTCAGCCTTGCCCTTGGCGATCAGTTCCTTCGCCACAGACACGGGCACTTCAAGCACGGTACCGGCGGCAATGCGCTTCTCATCGTTGTCCCAGGTGTCAAAGAGCAGACGGACGGGTGTCTTTTTCGACGCCAAGGCCTGGGCGGAGCGGCGCTCACGATCGACCCGGTCGATCTCTTCCTGACGTGCCCGATCCTCTTCGAGACGTTGACGCTTGGCGGCTTCCTCGGCTTCGCGCTGGAGACGCAGCTCGGCCTCTACGCGCTCGGCCCGCTCTTCCGCTTCCAAGGCTCGCAGTTCTGCTGCCTCGCGTTCCTTGCGCTCGCGCTCGACAGCCTCAGCCGCTTCAAGCTTCGCCTTCTCTTCAGCCTCCTGCACGATCTTGGCGCGTTCGGCAGCTGCTATGTTCTTTGGGTCTGACATGTTCGGTTTCTCCTAAAAAAGGGAAAGGGCGAGCCGAAGCCCGCCCCTCATGGGTGTTGATGGTCGATCGCTTAAGAGACCGTGGCGGAGAACGGCGTCGCCTCGGTACCGGTTGCGGAACCGCGAACGGTAACGCCCCAGAGGCCGGAGGCGAGGTCTTCAAGTTCGATGATATCGCCCTTGATGCCGCCCGTGGTCGAGCCGTTCAGCGTGATCGTGTCGTCGGTAGCGGCGGTTTCGAACAGAACAGCGGTGTCAGCCGCATCCTGCCCGAACAGGGCCGTGCCGGTCAGCACGTCGGTCGCGTTGGCAACCTTCACGATCAGGCTGTTGGAGGTGATCGTGGTCTTGACGACAAGCTTGAACTTGGCGCCGGAACCGGTAGCAGCCGGCAGCGTGACGGTGCTGCCGGCTGCGCGATCGACCACGACGGTTGCCCCGGCATGCGTCGCCATGGCGAGCGTAAGCGTGGCAGCGGCGAGAGAGATAGGCTTGAACGGTTGCATCAGCGGTTCTCCTTAGCTTGCAGCCGTGAGGCCGTAGAGGTCCGCGGCAACACCGAGGCCCTTCTCGTTGTGGACCTTGAGGGTGCCCTCACCGATGATGACGCCCTTGTCAGCATCGCCCGTCTTCGCGACGTCCTTGTCTTCCTGGATCTTGCGGAGCCAGAGGAAGGACAGCATGTCGGGGTCGAGGAAGAAGGCATTGCGGGCAAGGCCAGCAGCGCCAGCCTGTACGCGGTTCGGGTGGATCATCACCGTTCCGAACGGGCCTTCGTAGTAGTCGGCCGTGGCAACGATGGTGTTGCGCTCACCGCCCTTGGAGACGGCATAGCGGAACGGGGCCACGTTGGCGTCCGACATGAAGGTGACAAACACGCTCTTGACGTAGGGCGAGGCCGAAACGTGCCGGTAGTTGGCGCCGCTCTGGTAGCCCTGCTGCATCACCGAATCCAGAATGGCCTTGGTGAATGCGCGCTGCGTGCCGTTCGTCGGAGCGACGGTCAGGCCGGTACCGGAGTTGAAGCCGCCATTCGAACCACCAGCGCCACGCGACACGTTGGACGTGATCCACGTGTTGAGGGAGCCGAACTCGCGGGTGGAGCCAGCCACGGAAGCGTTCGTATCGACGAGGGCATATTCAACATCCTTGCGGATCTCGACGCCCTTCTTCAGCTTCTGGTATTTCCGCTTCTGGACGTTGCCGGCCTCGGAAACGACTTCCTGCGTAGCCGAGATGATCCAGTCCTTGCGCATGATCTGGGTATAGTTGCCCAGGCGTGCCGGCGGGGTGATGGCGCCGAAGGTGTAGTCTTCACCTTCCTCGCGGATGTTCTCGCCGGGAGCCGCGAGCTCGTCCGTTTCCCACTCGGGGTGGATGGAAACGCACTTGCCCTTTTCGATCAGGGAGTAGATCGGGGTGTCTTCCGGCGTGATGCGGGACACCACGTCGGAGAGTTCTTCACGATTGCCAACAGCCTGGCCGGTCGTGAAGGTGTTCGCTAGAACAGCCATGTTTCTGATCCTTTGAAGATGGGGTTAGTCGAAGTCGATCGACATTGCGTCCTTGATCGACCCGGTTTTCGACAGCCTCTTCATCGCATCCTGATTCTTGCGGGCCTGTGGGTTAACAGCGCCGTTCGGCTTTGCTTTCGGCGTGGCCGGCGGGGCGTTGTTGACCTTGTTCAAAGCCTTGCCCCGCGCCTGTTCGGCTTGAAGACCGAGCATGGCGTAGTGCATGACCTTGAAATAGCGATGGTCCGTGAAGCCCTGCATCTCATCCTGGCTGAAGCCGAGATCCTCGCCGACTTTGAACGCGTCGGAAAAGAACTTCTCTCGGGCATCGTCCTTTACGAGATGCGGGAAGGCTTCGAGCAGCTTGGCGTTCTCGGCCGCGAGAGTTTCCTCTGTGACGGCGTTATTGAGTTCGCCTGCAACGTTCTTCGGCTCGGCGCTCATGTCGATGAGACGCTGAACCTGTTCCAGAGCCGAGTCGTAAACGGCCTTTGCGCGCGTGTACTCGTTCGGGTTCTGGATCGCCAACGCACGCGATGGCTCTTGCGGCAGCTGCTGGATCAGGAATTCTGCGATGGCGTTCGCCGTAGAGGCGACGCGGGTTGTCATAGCCTCAAGATTTCGGCCCTTATTGCCGAGCTCCTGAGTTTTCCGGCGGTAGTCACTCTCCCGCAAATAGCCCTGCTTCAGTTCCTCAAGAGGAACCTGCTCACCGCCTTTCAGGGTAATGATCGTGTCCGCGGCTTCGTTGGTCTCGTCGCCCTCTCCGGGCTCGTTCGACTCGTCGCCATCGGCTGCGGGATCGTCGGTCTCTTGGCCATCTTCAGAGGCCTCATCCGTCGCATTCGTCGATTGCTGCTCTTCCTCTTCCTGCTCGTTGGTCTCGGAGGACTCGGCGAAGTCGAGGTTTACAGCGTCATCGATGCTGAGTGCGGGGCGACCGCTATCACTCTCGCCGACGAACGGCGAGTTGGTGGCTGCGTCTGTCATGTCTGGCTTTGCCTTTTAGGTTTGGCCGCGGCCCTATGCCGGGGCGCCCTTCCCATCGGCAGAGGATTGTCCCTCGGCGAGGAACTTGATCTTGCCTTTGAGATTACGGATGGCCCGCACTTCGGCCGCAAAGGCGGCGCGGGCGTCATGATCTGTGTTCTTGGCGTTGACGCAGCCGTTGACTGCCGCCATTTCGAGATCTTCCATCAGCAGATGGAAGAGCGGCATGTCGAGCAGCACGCGGGCGGCTGCGGTCTTGTCTTCCTGTCGCATCAGCCCGGATCTCCACCGATATTCACGTTCGATACCGGATCACGCGTGATCATCTGAAGGGCGCTCGTCTGCCGCTTGAGCTGTATCTCCTGCTCGATCTGGTAGCGTTTCAGCGCCGTTTCCTGGTTGATGCGCTGGTTTTCAAGCTGCGCTTCCTGCTGCATCTTCTCGCGCTGAAGCTGGGCGTCGAGCTGGGCCTTCTGCTGGTCGGCCTGGGCCTTGATCTTCACCTTCTCCATCTCAGGATCGGGCTTGTTCGCCTGCGCTTGTTCCAACTGCTTGATCTGCTCGGGCGTCGGCTTGGTGAAATAGAGGTCCGGAGTGCGGAGGCCGGCGGCTTCAACACCGCGCGAGACCGAATTCCAGATGTTCTCCGCCGAGACATACGGATTGTTGACGGGCCCGTAAGCCGCCAGCAGCTTCTCCTGCTGCTGCCCGACGACCTGCATCATCATCATGTCGCGTTCGCGGGTGCCGGCGCCCAGGCCGGTGTTCACGGTGACATCCATGTCCGCATTCCACTGGCGCGGGTCGAAGGTCACCCACTGGTTTCTCAGCCTTACCGTGCGCGGCTTGTCCTGGTGCTTGATGACCAGCTTCAGCAGGCCCTGAAACACGCGCTTGAGGCCCTGCGCGAACGTGCGGACCATCAATTCCGTCTGGCCGATGCCGGCAGCCTCGATCATCGCGGAGGCCTTCGCCGTCATGTTCTGCAATGCATCCGGCGCCATGCCGCTCGACGCGTCCGAAATGCCGGTTCGGTCGGTCGCCTCCTGATCGAGATAGGAGAGCATCGCAAAGGACTTGTCGGCCACCAGGGGAACCGACGTGTAGCCTACTGCGGCGCGGACGTCTGTTCCTTTCCCTACCCTGATCGGCTGCCCGAATTTCGGGTTCAGCACGCTCTCCGGGTTCTGAATGGCGCCCTCTTGAACGATTGGCTGCAGATTGTTCTGCCAATAGAGGTTGTCGAGCGTCTGGCGCAGCAGCACCGTCTTGATGCGCTGGATTTCCGCCATGTCGTCGGTGACGGCATTGCCTTCGCGCTGATGCGGCCGGCGCTCAACGATCAGATCGGCAAACGGGACCTCGTCCCATTCCTCGTCGTCGAGCAGATTGACCTCCGCCAGGCCGCCGGCAAAGACCATGCGGCGCAATTCCGCGATGCCGTCATCGTCCGCGTCGATCTTCACGTAGAGCTCGTAGTAATCGACCTCCTGCAGCGCCTTAGCGATCGAATCGTTCTCGTCGAAGGCTTCACGGCGACGCGCCGACTGTTCCGTGTCCTCTTCCTTGTCGGAACCGGCCGCTGCGAAGCTGTCGACCTTGTCACGATCATACCCCATTTCCACCAGGTCGGAGCGACGCAGCCGCTTCTTTAAGCCGGTGATCGGGCTGTCCTCGATCGAGATGGCGTCGGGATGGATTAGGAATTCTTCGAGCGGTACCGCGGCGAGCCTGGTGCAGCCGTATTCGGAGACGCGCCGGATCTTGACGTTGTAGAGCTTGATCGGCTGCGGGCCCTGCGGCGTGTCAATTTGATCCTCGTACTGCTCTTGCTCGAGGACCTGCACGTCATCGTCGGCGACGAGCTGAACCAGCGCCTGTTCATCAAGCCCGGTATGCTTTGAGACCTGCACCTTCCGCTTCTTGTCGTACCACCAGCGCATAACGCCGTTGCGGAGCTTCAAGGCGTCGTGCGCGGCGTCCTGAACAGCATCGTAGCCATCGCTCTCCGGGAACACGACGAAATTGACGTAATCCGTCGCCTGCTCGGCGCTCGCCTCGTCGCCTTCATTGACCGGCTGGTATTCGACGACCTTGTCATTGCCGAGGATCGTGCGGATGAGCGAAGGCAGAACCTTCTTGATCGAGGAGCGGACATCCCGCGAAACGACCTTCGACCGGTTCGGATCGGCCGGCGTGTCCTTCATGGTGCCGTCGTAGTACTCCATCGCCTTTATGCGATCGACCGACAGCTCGTCCCGATAGTTCTCGCAATCCTTGACGAGCTGCGAAACCTGCGCCGCAACCTGCTGTGTCGACATCGCGGCCATCAGAGGGCTTTCTCCACATTGATGTACTTCACACGCCCGAGAGGCTTAATCTCGTCGAAGCTGACGCCCTCTCGGCAAGGGGTCCAGGTGACGACCCCATCGTCAGAGGCGGCGGCGTACTCGCAGCGCATAAAACTGCCGCCTTCCGTGAAGACATCGCGGATGACGTAGACGCCTCCCTCGTGCTCGTGACGGCGCACTTCGCCGTAGCGGTCGGTTATGCCGGTCATCAAATCACCTTCCGTTCAGAGAACTTCCATGCGGCCGAGTCGGCCTTCACCTTTGCAAAGCGCTTCATCATCAGCGCGTAACGGGATGCGGAGATGACGTCGTCACGCTCTTTCACGACCTTGCCGTCTTTCCTATGGTAGAGCCGGAACTCTTCGAACCACTCGGGGCAGGTCGAGAAGACCTTGAAACGCCCGGTGATCATCCGGTCGAGCATTTCCATAAGACCCGCCTCAACACTGTTGCTGCCGTCCTCGAACGTCGCTCTTTCCGGCAGCAGGTTCAGCCCCTGCGCCCTGTACTGCGACGCGAGATTAGGACCGGCTGCCATGTCGTTGTTGCCGTCGTGCGGCCAAGACCACGGAAGCCAGATGCCCCAGGCCTTCAGCGCGGCGGCATGAACGATTGGGGTCGCATGGCTCTGCCGGTAAACCTTGGTGACGTAGACCACGTCTGCATCGCGGTCCCATGCCAGCCCAGCGCCTGCTGTCGGGTGATCCCATCCGAAATCAAGGCCGCCGATCTGCACCCAATGCTTCGGGATCTCGAACGGGTCGACCTTGATGCTCTCTTCCGCAATCGGGAAGATGCGACCCGAGCCGAGCGACGGGACGCCTTTTGTTCTCGCTTCCCGCTCATGCGCCGGATAGCTCGCGATGATACGAGCCCGCTCCTCTGCGCTGTAGTGCTCCGCATCGTCGATCGTCATCGTTGTGACGGTGCGATACACCGCGCCAGGATCTTCCCCCGGCATGATGAAGCGAGCAACAACCGTGCTCATGCCCTTGAGAGGCGTAAAGGTGACGGCAACCGAGCCGCCCGTCGCGTTGGTGCGGGTGATGCCCTCTAGGTAGACGTCCTCGGGCGGTTCTTCGTCAAACCAGACGTAATCAACCGTGTTTGCCTGCCACTTGCTGCGGCCTTGGTCGTAGCCCTTGAAGAGCAGCGTTGACGCTCCACCCGATACATGCCGAACCGTGACGCTATCGAGCGTGCCAGACACGCCAGCCCGGCGGGTGGTGTTAAGAATTGCGGCCTTCGGAATATAGCCAGTGCCCCAATCCTCTTCGTTGAGAGGCGGACCGATCAGCAAGCGCTGGACACCGTCTCGCGTCAGCTCGTACGATTCGGAGCCGGCGAGCATCGTGATCGAACCGTCGAAGCGACGACCTTGCCACCAGTCGGGATATCTGCCAGTGAGGTGCATCGCTGCCTCGGCCGCGCCCGAGAGCGTCTTTCCGAGCTGGTTACCTGCCATGAACAGCCGCTCACGGTAGGCAGCCCCCGCTGTATGAAATTCGACCTGCTTCGAATACGGCTTATAGCTCGCCAGCAGGTTTTGCTTCTTCCGCCTCTCCTTCTCCTCTAGCAGCTGCAGCAGTTCCAGCTTTTCCGAGGAGCTTAAGGAGGCGAGCATCGATGGCGTCATCTGAAAGACTGTCGATGCTTCCGGAGTGGTTGAGGTCAAGCCGATCACCGTATTTCTTGGGAGCGATCTTGCTCATGATCCATTTGCGAGTGTCGACGCGAAGCTTCGCCCGCTGAATGGCGTCGTGGTTGACGATCTCCCGACCGTCTTCCGTCTTGATGATGTCGCCTTCCTGGCTGTCGGCGATCTGCAGGATTTCGTCGCCAAGAGCTTCCATTCCAGCTTCGCGCGCATGTGCGTATTGCGCGGCGAAGTCCTCGTCCTGAATGACCCACCCTCTTACAGTCCCTTCTGCGGGCATTCCCTTTGCAGAGCAGATTTCCCGCAGGCTCTTGCCGATGGAGAGCTTTTCGAGAATGGCATCGCGAGTTGGCTGGCCCCATTGCGATGCGCGGGGCTTGCGGGCCTTTGCGGCTGGCTTAGCCTTCTTGCTGGGCTTCTTGGTAACGGGCATGCTTTAGACCGGATCGCAGGTTGCCGCGAAGGTGCTCACGACCGGGTTTTGCCACCATTGCAGGGGTGCGCTGTCGCTCGGGGCCCAAGGGCCAACTATGACCGGCGTCGTGCGATACGGCGGGAAGTCGCTTATGGGCGGCTTCACCTTCCACTCCTTAACGCGGGCACGGCAATGGCGGCGGCTCTCGTTGGCCATGTTCTCGATTGAGAGAACGAGAAGTTCATGTGTTCCGAAGCGGCTCACGCTCATCTCCTGTAGAAAAAAATTTTAGTCACCCGCTGACGACTTCGCATTACGCGATATGAATTTTCTACCAGGCGGGGCGTCTGTCTCGCCACTCGCACTCGAAGCGCATGGCCGCGGCCTTGCTCCGCTCGTCCTCGGTGATCTTCCGATTGAGGCTCATGGAGAAGCCAGTCGAGATGACTTCCTGCTGGGAAGCCCGGAGCCTGTCGCGATGTCGCTGGCATTCTTCCATGCCATAGGGCAGCGGACCGGCGAAGCCGCCGATCTGCGTGCCGGCGTAGATGACGAGCCAGAGCTTCATCTCATCTCGTCAAGGGGTTTGAAGCCCATGAACAACGTCTCTTCCATCGCTCAAGCCTTCCTGAAGATCAGCACCCACTGATACGTGCTGCGCTCGATTGCCTGGTGGAGCTCATACCCCTCGGCCGCCTTTTTGTTGAGGAAGGCTTGCATGAACTTGAGGGTGTCTGAGCCGGTATCGAAGCGCTCGACGAGGTATTCGGGCATCCTCATCTCCTCATCCGTGGGCTCTTTGCCGACGACCTCGTCCTTCAGGCGAAAGGAATATTCGATGTATTCTTTTGTCCTACCTTGCGCTTCGAATGCTGCTTGGGCGGCGAGGTTTTTGGCGTGCGTACCGGAGTCGATTGAAAAGACATTTCCTTGCTCTATGGCTTTGTCGCAAAGGGCATAGAAAAGAGCGGTGTTGATACCTTTCCGGCGATGCTCAGGAACCACGTAGGAGAGGGTGATATTCCAGCTCTCCTCGCCGCAGTCGTAGATGATGAAGCCGATTGCCCTGCCGTCTTCATCGATGGCTGCCACGCAGGGCCCCGTGAAAATCGGCGAAGCGTGCGTCCGGTCGCGGAACCCTTGCCCGTCGATCTCGTCGATCTCAATCGTTGCCTGCGGCACCAGCCGCGACGCTGGTGATTGGCTGCAGTTCTCATAGAAGTGGACACGGTACCGGGCCTCAGCGGTGGGCTGGTCTCTCTTCTGGGAAGGGGTGTTCATTGGCGCTCCTGAAAACGAAAAAACCGCCACGATGGGGTGGCGGCGGGCGGCTGGCTGATCGCTACCCTCTAATCGCCTATTTAGAATGCGCCACTCGCGCTCGCCACCTTGGCTGAAGGCTTTTGTCCGACCATTACTGTTATTTAATGATAGGAAGAGCCGGCGTTGCCTTCCTCGTACTCATTTGCATTCTCATCGCTCTCGTGGTGAGCATCCTGGCAGTCGATCGAACATTGACCAAGCGCGTCCGAATACACAGGCGCTGGTCCCCAGCGGGACGTGGTGAAGTGGTTGCGGCGGCAAGATTAGAACTTGCGACACCTCGTGGTTATGGGCCACGCGCCCTACCGGGCTGCTCTACGCCGACGAAACGTTCGAAGCCGTGCCTCCTCAATTGCACTCCGCAAACTGGCAGTTGCCACGACACTCCGGAAGGGATTGAATAATCACCTTTCAGGGAGAAGACACCATGGAAACGGTTCATGTCGCGGGTTCGTACAAAGTCGTCAAGGATGGGTCGGAGTACATCCTGTATCGTGGCTCCGAGGAGGTAGATCGTAGCCCGGACCGGACAGAAATGATCAAAGAGGCTCAAATTCGTGGTGGAACCGCCACCCGTTTCCCAGGCTCCCATGGGTACTGAAGGAAGCTCCGATCTCGGGCGCTGAAACTAAGAATTTTGGCAAAATGAGGCTATGGCGGGAGGCGGTGACATCCTCCCTAAGGCCCGGCGAGTGTTCCCTCTAATCGAGGTCCGCGATCAGAACAGCCTGCAAATGCAGGAAGGCTAAGCGACCCGGTCGATTAGCTCAAGAGGAGCTTCGACGCGAACCAGTCCCGAAAGCGTCTCCACAACCGTTTTCACCATACGCCTGCGATTGCGCTACCTCGCTACTCCGTGGGCTCTGTGCCGTCGCACCAGTCCTTCAGGCGGAAGGAATAGTTGATGGATACTTTTACCCTACCTTGCGCTTTGAATGCTGCTTGGGCGGCTAGATTGTTAACGTGCGTACTGGAATTGATCGAAATGACATTCCCTTGCTTTTTGGCTTTGTCGACAAGGGCATTGAAGAGAGCGTTGTGGATACCTTTCCGTCGATGCTCCGGCGACACGTAGGCGAGCAAGATTTGCCAGTCCGATTCGCCGAAGTAGGTGAGCAAGCCGATCGCATTGCCGTCCTTATCGATGGCTGCCATGCAGGGACCTTCGGGCAGCGGCCAACCGGCCCTCCGATCGTGAAACCCTCTCTCTTCGATCTCAACCATTGCGCGCGCCACCAACCGCTGCGCTGGTGAATACCCGCAGTTCTCATAGAACCGGATGCGGTACGGGCCCTCAGCGGTGCGCTGGTCGCTCTTTTGGGAAGGGTTGTCCATTAGTGCTCCTGAAACGAAAACCCGCCACCTGATGGTGAGGGGATGATACGGGACTAGTTACATGGGCGGCGGCTGGCTGAGCGCGACCCTCTAATCGCCTATACAATGCGCCACTGGCGCTGGCCACCCTGGCTGAGGCTTCATCACATTAAATAATGTTAACTATCAATGGACAAAGCCGGCGTTGCCTTACTCGTACTCATCTGCATCCTCAACGCTCTCGTGGTGAGCATACTGGGGTTCGTCCCAGAGAATGAGGTGCCGCCCGATGTACCGGTAGTGGTTCCTCAGGCGCCTCTACGATGAAACGGGGTGGCCGCTTGTGTGTTGGTTGCAGGCCAGGGAATCGAATCCGGTCCTTCGTGGTTATGAGCCACGCGGCCTACCGGTTGCCCTGTCCGCTGAATTGTCAGGATTTTGGATGCATTTTCCCTTGGGGGCGGAATGCGTGAGTTCCGCAGAGGGTGGCCGGGACGAATCCCCGTCGCCTGTGATCCAAATCACCTGTACAGAATTAACCAAATTCTGTGCAACTATCAACTCCCTATGCAGCCTGAAATTGGTAATCCAAAGGAACTGAGAGCGACCCGGCGATGTCCAGTTTCCCGATCAGCATCTTGAGACGAGGATCTGTCTTCGCGTTCTTGCGCAGGACCTGACGCGCGAGTCTCGATCCTCGGTCGAATTCGACCTCTGCATCAGCCTCCGCCGCCCTGACTGCGAGGATGTCCATGATGTCGATCGGGAGCGGCGAGCCATCGGCAGCCTTTACGACGCCGGCCACGCCAGGTGTGGCTTCGAGGAGCCGCCAATCGTGAGGATCTCGGACGAACACGTATCCGACGAGGAGAGCAAAGCGGCGGACCTTCCAAAGGTCAGTGTGCTTACGGTCACGAACGAGCCGCTTCTCCGACGGCATGTAGCAGTCAAACCCGTTTTCTGTCAGCGCGCGTTCTATTGCGCAGATGTTGTGGTTTAGGTTCGGAACGATCCGGTAGCCCTTTCCGCGTGGGCGGCCCTCCTTGTCCAGTGACGTAGGCTCAACCGCAAACTCACGCCTCGGCTTCTGGGCACCTGGTACGGTCCGCACCGCATACCATGCCATCTTTCGGTTCGTGTTCGCTGTCATCATGATTTCCCCTCGTCCTTCTTCGGCAATGACCGGACATGGTGGTTTCGGCAGTAGCGACCCGTTGTTTCCGCCGCACAGAACAGGTACGGGCCGCCGGTGTTTAGGGGCCAGCAGCATTCGCCGGCCGTGAGGTGGTGGAGGAGCTTTGCGGATTGGAGCCGCTGAGCGTCGTAAGCGGTCGCCGGTATCTCCGGTTCCCGCTTCAGTTCCGGCGCCTGGTTGCGAGGCCGCATCGTCTTCGCTTGGCCGGGAGCGCGAGACTTCTTCCCAGCGTCACCGCGCCACGGGAACAGACCGCGGTTGCGGAAGGCCAGCCCGACAATGACGTTTCGGCTGACGCCAAAGCGCTTGGCGATCTGGGAGGCCGAATGATCATCCCTCCAGAGCTTCGCAGCAGCCTCGATGTCGACGGTACGGTGCTGGATGGTCATGCCGCGCGCTCCTCTTCGACTGGCTCCGCGGCGTCGATGTCCATCCCAATCTTCCGGCGGTAAGCCATCTGCTCGGCGCTCACCGATCGCGCGTCGGGGAGATCCATGATCTTCTTCCAACGCTCGATTTCTTCCGGCGACGGCGGCATTTCAGGAACGTAGCCGCCCGTCTCCTTCTCTTTTTCGCCTTGGTGCCAGGATCGGAATCCCTCGAGCATCTTGCGAACGCGAGCCCGCGCTTCCGGATCCTCGGGGGTGCCGTTCTCTGGTCGCAACAGCTCGATTGAGGCGATGGTATCCCTAAGGCGAACATGCTCTTCGCTGATGAGCCGCTGCTCTGCCCTCACCATCGCCGCCAACTCAGCCGGGATCGGGATGAAGGCCTTGCGATCGATGTTGTATTCGCCGCGGATGAGCTTCTTGCACGTTGTTGTCAGAGCTTCGTGGGAAAGGCCTGCAAGAGCATAGGAATAGACCGTCTGCGCGTCGCCCGGAGCGATAGTCGAGGACAGGGCGAGCCCCGCCGTCTGCAAGGTCTTCAGCGCCTTGGCGACGCCATCATCGCCGCACGGGCGAAGGCGTTCCGCTGTAGCGGTAATCTGCTGCTGCAAGGTCGACAACGTTGTCAGGGCGGTGGTCATATCGGTCATTCCCGTTGATGGTCTTGTCGAGTTCTTTGGCGAATGCTTCCTGGTGGAGCTGGAAAGCGGTTTTCTGCGGCGGCGCTTGCGATTGTCGGTGCGGTCTGTCGTCGTATTTGCCTTCGATCAGCCCGTTGAAGCTCTTCGGCTGGCAAAGGAAATCCAGATCGGCCCGCCAGCCACGGTCGTTTTCGCCGCGGCAAAAGGCGCTGTTCGCCATCCGCCGACAGGCTTCGGCCCAGAGCTCTTCGCCGTGCTCACGAATTCGGGCTTCGACCTTGCGGCGACGATCGGCGGTGACCTTGCGAGGCACCGGAAGGCCGGCTTTGGAGGCCTGATCCGAAAAGACCGCGATGGCCCGATCCGTGGGGGAAGAGCCCCCTTTAGGGGGCGAAGGGGGTATGGATGATTGGGGGTTAGGAGAAGGGGGTGTGGGGGAAGAACCTTCGGGGGAAGAAGGTTTGTCACCAACGTCTGAAACGTCTTGATCGTCTGAATCAAGACGCTTTTCAGACGCTTTCAGACGCTCGTAGTACCGCTTGTTGCGCGCCTGCCTCGGAGAGAGCACCGGCTCTGCTGGCTTGGATTCTGCTTTGAACGCCTCGGCGGCCACAAGAGCCTGCTCGATCGTAAGACCGGCTTCCAACATGCGGCGAATGGCGGCAGAAATGCTCATCAGCGGATGACCTCCACGTCGATGCCGTAGATGGCCCGCATCAGCTCGCGCTTGCTGTCGAACTTGATTCCGTCGACAGTCGTCTTCTTGTTGCGGTACTTCGAGGGCCGCTCGGTTATGTCGGCTTCTCGGTTTGCGCGGAACTCGGCGGCGGACATGCGACCTGAAATCATCTTGCCCACTCCGCCATGAATGGTTCTTTGCCAGCGTAGGCAATCTTCTTCACTCGCCGCGCGTGAAGGCGCTCGGCGTAGCTGCAGTTCAGTCGCGCATTGATGAGACGGTCGGCCTCATGCTCTTTGATGGCCAAGGCGTCAGCGATCGCAATCGTGTCGGGCCCGAACTTGGCGTAGGCTTCGAGGAAGGTCATGCTTCCCTCCCCGCATAAATCAGGACGGGCACGCGCGGCAGGCGCGGCGTCTCGGTCCAGATGTACCAAGCGTGATCTTCGGTCCCGCTCTCATTGTTCAAGAGGAAACTGATGCGGTCGATAAGGACGATCTTCCCAGCGAAACGGGGATTGTCTCGGAACAGGTGCGTCCGGGTACTGCCGGAATCGAACTTGGCGGTAAGCAGAAGCTCAACGAGGCCGGAGCATCTCTCAATCGCCTTCTCAGCGAACTTTACCGCCGTCCGGTTCTGGACGCCGTAAGGCGGGTTGGTGATTATCCCTTCGCCGCCGAAGGTGACCGGTAGATCGTCCAGAAAATCCAACCATTGATCCTGGGGCCGCTCGTACGTCGCGATGTCGCTCATGTGGACGGTCGCACCGGCCTCCTTCAAAACGTCGGCGATTAGATGGTTGCCGGCAGCCGGCTCCCAGATCTTCATACCGGCGACGGGGAAGTGACGGATCAGCGCCTCGGTTGCCCAAGGCTCTGTTTGGTACAGGTCATTCTCGATACGGGCGTATTTGGAGGCGACGACGGTCATTCATCACCTCCCTTGTCATGGCGCGCGATTGCCTCAATCCGTTTCTGATAGTCCTCTCGGATATCGCGCAGCATCTTGAGCTTGGCGCGCTGGACCGAGTTTCCGCCAGTGCCGATTCGCGTGCGCAGTCCGGCGATCTCGCTATCGAGAAAGGCGATCTTCTCTGTAGTCCTCGAGTGCATCGATTTAGACGCTCTTCTTCGCTGGAAGGACGTGTTCAGCCGCTTCGAACAATCGGCATGCCTTCGCGGAATGCGGAATGAGCCGATTGGCCTTGTTCAATATCGGGCGATTGCACCTTGCCTTTTTCAGCTCGCAGGGCGTTTTCTTGTGACGCTTGCCGAAGTAGCCAGGATCTGCCGGTATCTTCTCGATACCCTCCGCCAGCTTCCGAGACTTCCAGACGTGCCAAAAGATGCACTCGCGGCAGGTTTTCCCATCTGGGCCGGTCCCGGCAATATGGGCTTGCCCCAGGTATGTTTCGGCGATAGGCCGGTGAACCTCTTTCGCCGTCAGGTTCTGCGAAAACAACAAGTGCTCAGCCATTAGCGGTCCCCGTCCTTCAGTTCCGGTGCGATGTACTCGGCCCAATCAAGCCTACGGCCGGCTATCCGCCGCCACCTTCGTGCGAGCCAAAGCCTCGTCGACACGGGCAAGCTTCGCATCCAGTGCAGCCAGACGGGCACGGAGTTCTGATTGTTCACGCTTGCTCTCCTCGATGACTGCCAGTCGCAGTGCGTCCAATTCTTCGCCATCAATGCGGCGGGCCTTGCCTTCCTTGATCGAGCGGATACGCCGGAAGGTCAGTTCTTTCGTCACATGCTTGGAAATGAACTTGTGGGCTTGCCGATAAAGTTCCTTGACGCTCCCGTAGCGGATCTCGGGATACGCCTCCAAAAACAGTTGCTGGGCGCGTAATGTGTCGTTCATTACCTTGTCCTTATTCGACAAATTCTTGTCACGCTTCGACAACACCTTGTCTGCCTCCTGTGCGATCTTCATCTCGTTGATGGAGACGTTGATGCGCACAGGCATTACTTCCGATGGAGAGGACGGCGCCGCGCCAACGGCGGCCGGTCCCTCCCAGGTCATTCCTTTCCGCAGAGCCCGGGCGCCGCACCCTGCCTCTGCCGCCGGTGACGATCCCTCGTCGTCACCGGCAATTCCCCTTGGTGAGCTTGTGAACGCCGTCGTTTTGCGGCTCTCGAACAAGCGCATAAGGCTGAAAGTCTTGCGGGCCTCCGGCTTGGGAGGAGGAGAAGACGAAGGCCCGCGTTAGCCGGTGGAGGTGGCCGGCTAGTTCGTGTTTCAGAAACGACCGTCGCGAACGTCCGCCAGGATCAGGGCGGCCAGTTCGTCATCAGTCATTTTCAGGAACTTGTTCTCAGCCATCAGGTCGCGGCGCTCAGCAGCGAGCCTCCCGATTTCGTTGCAGGCCGTGCTGAAGATTTTCGCGCCGAGGGCGGCGAGGCCGATGGAAGCACCACAGACAAGCAAGGTATTCATCATCATGCAGCCCTCTTCTGATCTGAGTTGGTGGGGACCGCGCGCGATACCTGAGCGCGCTCAAAGGCAAGCCCACGATCCACGTGCTCAATTGCTTTCTGGGCCGTGGAGTCTTTGGATTTGGAGGTTCGCACATATACGATCTCAGGCTCGTTCATGCCGCGCGCTCCGCTTCCCGACGCTTGAACCAAGCCTGTCCGCACGGCGAGCAGGCGATCTTGTTCGGGTGATGAGAGAAGTTGCAGCCAGCCGGATTCAGGCAGCGCTCGTTCGGAATAGGTGCCGTCTCTCCGGCTGTCACGGCAGAAGCTTCCGTCCTCGCCATGCCCGACCCGGCACCGCCGTGTACATCGCTGATCGCGACCACAGCCGTGTCGTCGTTGGCATTCAAATCGGTCGCCCGTTTTTCGTCCGGGCCAGACGCGCTTGCGACGGCGTTTATGTTTGCGCGCTCCGCGCTGCGGTCTACATCTTCGCCTCCTGCGTTGGCGCTGGCGCTGCTCAACTCAGCGTCAGGGCTTGGGGATGCGGTACCGCCCTGCGAGGCAGTGGCGATATCGGTATGCTTGGTGACGATGTTCAGGCCGCCGTCGGAGCGAACGCCGTTGCCGTATGTCTGGGCAACGGCGTCGGCCAGCTTCACGTTTTCAGCATGCGCGTCTTCCGAGATGAGGCCTTCCTTAGCCATCGCGGCGGACAAAGCCTTGTGATCGGCCATGCCGTGGGTCATGCGAGCGCAGGACTTGGCCGTCATACTGTCGAGGATTTCACCCGTCGACGGGTCTACCCGCTCCTCTGGCTCCTCGAACATGTCGATCTGGATCATGCCAAGGGCGTGCAGATAGGTGTCGAGGATTGCCTCTTGCTCGGCGCGCTCGTCGGCATCCTGCTTGCGGATCGAAATGACCTTGCGCAGGATCTTGGCGTCGAAGCCCATCGATTTTGCCTCGCCATAGACATCCTTGATGTCCTCGGCGATCGTCTTCTTCTCTTCTTCGAGACGTTCAATGCGCCCGATGAAAGCGCGGAGTTGGTCGCGGGCTACGCCGTGTGCGTCGGTCATTGGTCAACCTCAGATTCTTGGACGGCACGAAGGTTCATCGCCAGCCCTGCTGTCGTGATCTTCATGCGACGATTGTTCATGTACCTTTCGACCAGTCCTGCCTTTTCGAGGCGGCTCCAAGTCGAGCGCATCACTGGGGCTCTCTCCCCAGCAGCGATCAGAACTTGGTTCTTGTCGAAGACGCCATCTGCGTTCCGATTGGTCAGCCACTTCAGCGCCGATTTCATCGCGTCAGTGACGGTGTTAGCCGGTACCGGCTCTTTGAGTTGGGCGTCGGAGGTCATCTTCCGCACTCCGCCATACGGTTGAACTCGACGATCGAAGCCCGACGGGCGCGCCAATCAGTTCTCCTCGATACGAACCCATAGGAGTCCGCATGCCTGTCGTCGGAAAGAGCGGGACGATCAAAGAGCCAGTCGTGATCTTCGACGAGGGGGCTCCTAACCCCTACGCCAACTTCATCACTGAGTTGGCCGAGGAAAACGGAGTGATCCGTGTCGGCTTTGCCACTGTCTCGAAGGATGGCGACGGGCAGACAAAGGCCATGATCGTCGTGCGACTGCACCTGAAGAAAGAGATTGCATGGGATCTGTGCCGCGGGCTTCGCCGGATGGAAGACATGGCCAAGAGGCGCAAGAGGTGAGATCATGCCTGCGCCCTCGCCTTCTTGGCCACGAGTTCGTTAGCCTCCGTATCGGAGGACACGATGAAAATCTCCATCATTGGGCCGACTCCACCGTAGCGGCGAAATCGTTCGCCGTTACCTCTCCATCTGTCGCCTTCATGATCTTGGCGATCGCATCCCAAGACGGCATAGAAACACCGCGCTTTATTCGGCTGACCTGCGCCTGGGAAAGACCAGCAGTTGCGCCGAATGCGGCGTCTGTGATCCTGTTGTTTCTGAGGTACTGTTCTAGTGTCATGTCACGCATAATGCATGGCATGCATATGCATGTCAAGCATCGTATGCATGGGATGCTCTTCATTCGCAAAATGGGCGGATGTAAGCTTTAGCCATGGCCCCAGTACCCAAGCCTAGACGCGAGAGAACCAAGCACTTCTTCAAGGAGTGGAGGGAATATCGCGGCCTGACGCAGGAGCAGGCGATCAGCAAACTTGGCTGGTCTCAGTCAAAAATAAGCCGCCTCGAGTCCGGCTTGACCCCTTACGATCAAGACGATCTAGAGGCCGCCGCAGAGGCCTACCGCTGTGATCCCACGGACCTGATCAGAGTCGACCCCACCAAGGAGGGTGAGGTCGTAGACTTGATGCGGCTCCTGAACGATAAGAACAGGGATATGGCAGTCCGCATGTTGAAAGCCCTCACTGGGACGGACAGTTAATCCCCGGTTCTGCGTAGCAAAATGAACTCGTCCATTTCATCGCAGTGAACAACCCAATCGCATCCATGCTTTGCTTTAAGTGAAGCAAGCAGCCGGGAGGTAAGCACCTGGCTTTCATCTACATGCTCTGTGGTGGCGATCGTGGACGGCATAATAGCCGCTCCCACTGACAGAGAAAAAAACTCCCGTCTATTCATTACTTCAATTTCCCTCACCCTTGGGCCCCTTCAATCGGGACACTAGCAAAGGACTAAGCCTTTCGGGTAGTTGTATATTTTTTCAGCAGTTGCCCGTTTTTTGTCATACTTTACTCAACCGCCGTACGACCGACTCAACTTTTATGACAATTCTGAGAGAATCCGCGGCTTTTTTTCCAGTAGTTTTTAGGGGTATTTTACGAAATGATTTATGAGATGCAGCTCAGACACGCTCCTAACGGAGCAGAATGAGACAGGCGCAACGCTTGCGTTTCTAGATCACGTTTGCGTAACCTAAATAACACTGCGTTACCAAAGTATGATTTTTGAAAGGCCGCTTTGAAGCTCTCGCGCTTCGGCGGCCTTTCCTGTTTCCGGAACACGATTCGCTTTTCGTCGAAATCTTATGCATCACATGCATTCACCTGTTGACACGTCCATGCATGACATGCATACTTCGACACATAAACACGCGGGGTCGCCGGGAGATGAAAGCGATGATGACCAGCTTCGAGTGCGAATACGAATTTGACGAACTCCGCGTCTTCGGAGTCGGCATGATGGCCTACGGAAAGGCAACACTGGTCGAGGATGGCGAAGAATTCTCCGTCTCCGAAATCGCGCTTCACGACGGCACGAAGTTTACCCGCAGCGGCACTGGCCCTCTCGGAAGCGAATTCAGCCGGCGCCTTTTCAACCTGATGGCGGTCGAGATCGAGAACAGCGAGGGTGCTCAGGACTTCTTCAACGAAGCCTTCGCCAACCACCACACGCCCGACGAGGATCGCGCCTACCAGGAATGGAAGGATCGTCAGTTGGATGACCAGTGGCGCGATCGCCTGCGCAGCATCGCCAACCAGATCGGCGGTGCGTGATGACACAGACGCAAGATCGATACATCGTCCGCTTCCCCGACGGCATGCGCGACGAGATCGCCGCAGCCGCCAAGGCCAACGGCAGATCAATGAACGCAGAGATCATTGCGCGCTTGTCTGGTGAAGTCGAGACGCTTCGCGACAAGTTCGCCGGTCAGGCTGTTCAGGCGGCTGTTTCAGGGCATCTCGCTCACTACGGACATGAGAACCATTGGCCGCTGAAGGACATCGCTTCCTACGCCTATGAGGTGGCCGACGCCATGCTTGCGGCTCGGAAAGGCGGTGTGAAATGAGCGCCTGCGCCCACCAAGAGATTGCGAACGCTATCGAAGCCGTATGCCTCGGGCATGACTCTGCCGAAGTGATGATCGCAATTTCAATGATCATCGGAGGTTTTGCGGCTCAGGCGAAATACCCGGACCTGGATGGCCTAATGAGCCTGATCCACGGCACGGCGCAAGCGACGTTCGACCTGATCAGCGAGGAGCGTCTGCAATGACCCGCGCCACCTGCCCCGCCGCCGCCTTTGGCTGCTCCTGCAACCGATGCGTCAAGGCTGAGCCGGATCTGACAGCCCTGATCCGGTTCAACCGCGCGACCTACGCCACGGCAACATTCCTCATTCTCCTCGCCGTGCTGCTCGGCCTGATGGCCGTGGGGCTTCTTAGAATCGAAGGCGCAATGCAGCGCGCCGCCATCATCAACCAGGAAAACATCGTAATCACGAAAGGACCGACGTCATGGCATTGAAAATCACTCGCGCATCCGACCCGATCACAGTCGATCGCCTCAATATGGTCATCTATGGCCCGCCCGGTATCGCCAAGACCTCCTTGGCCTTCACGGCCGAAGCACCGCTATTGCTAGACTTCGATAACGGCAGTCACCGCGCGGCGAACCGGAAGGACGTTGTCCGCGTCACGTCGTGGGCCGACATTACGAACATCGACGCCGGCGACCTGGAGCCGTTCAAGACCATCGTCGTTGATACCGCCGGACGGGCGCTAGATTCGCTGTCGGTCGATATCATCAAGGCCAATCCCAAGCACGGTCGCGGCGGCGCGCTGACGCTGCAGGGCTTTGGCGAACTCAAATCCCGGTTCGGCGCCTTCCTCAAGCTGCTCAACAGCTTCGGTAAGGACGTCGTTCTGATTGCCCACATGGACGAGCAGCGCAGTGGTGACGACGTGATCGAGCGCCTTGATGTGCAGGGCGGCTCCAAGGGAGAGATCTACAAGACTGCGGATGCCATGGGGCGCCTCATCATCGAGAACAAGCAGCGCTGGCTTCTGTTCTCTCCGACCGACGCCGCCTTCGGTAAGAACCCCGGCCAGCTTGACCCGCTTAAGGTGCCGCACTTCGAGGACGCAGACTTTGAAGGATTTCTCGGTCGCGTCATCCAGCAGACCAAGGATCGCCTTAACGAAGCGTCTTTGGCGCAGAAGGAAGCAGCTGCAGAGCAGGAATGGTTCCGGGACGCTGTTTCCAAGATCAACTCAGTCGATCAGTTGAACGGACTTCTCGGCCGCGTCGCGAATGCACCCAAGGCCTGCAAGGTCATGATGCGCGACAAGGCAACCGCAATTGGCGCTCACTACGACACGTCTCGTAACGAGTTCGTCCTCAGCAGCAAAGAGGCCGCCTGATGCTTGCGCGCGTCTCCAACATCGAAGCTTACCGCCAGTGGAAAAACTGGCGGCCGCTCTTTGACGGGCAGGAAGAGCCGACCGTTGAAGACCTCGTAAGGTTCATCACGGTTGATGAGCCTTCCGCAGCCATGAGGGCCGGAACGGCGTTTCACCGCGCTATGGAGCTGGCTCAGGACGGAGATCACGAGGAGTTCGAGGCGAACGGATATCGCTTCATCCTTCCCGACGCCGAGCTGTCCGTGCCGGCCGTCCGCGAGATGCGGGCTTACGGAACCTACGGTGGCCTTGAGGTGACCGGCCAGGTCGACGCGATCCACGGCAAAATCGTCTTCGATCATAAGACAACGAGCAAGTTCGACCCGGAACGGTATCTCGACGGTTGCCAGTGGAAATTCTACCTCGACCTTTTCGAGGCAGATCAATTCCAGTGGAATATTTTCCTCATCAAGGAAGAGGAGCCGCAGGTATACCGAGTTGCCAAGCCTCATGTCCTAAAAGCGTATCGGTATCCGGGTCTCCGCGCCGACTGCGAAACTCTGGCCGCAGACTATCTCGACTTTGCCCGGGTGCACCTTACGCCGCCGGCCGCCACAAACCAAAACGATCTGGACGCGATCCGTAACCATCCTCTGATGGCGTGCTGACCATGGCCCAGAGGAAGCAAACGTTCATCCTGATCAACGACCGTGTGCGAGAAAATGCGCTCTTAGCCATTGCGGCTGCCGGCGAAGGCAGCGCCGTAACAATTGGCCCGAAGACCCGCAGCGGCGACCAGAACGATAAGTTTCACGCGATCTGCACCGATATAGCCAACTCCCATATGACGTGGGCCGGCAAGAGGCGCGATGCAGAGGCGTGGAAGGTTCTTCTGGTTTCCGCCCATACCGTGGCGACGAAGAACGATCCTGGCACTCCATCGCCTGAAATCGTTCCCGGCCTCGAAGGCGAGTTCGTCAACATTCGCGAAAGCACGGCGCGCATGTCGGTTGGCCGCGCTGCGAGCCTGATCACCTACGCCATCGCATTCTGCGACACGAACGGCATTCACCTCTCGGAGACGATCCGTGGCGGCTTCCATGATGGCGCCAACGACTGGAGGGCGGCATGACCGAAGCGTTGAAGTACACCCCCGGCCCTTGGGCGTGGTTCGGCAACGCCAGCAGCAACTACGTCTATCTCGCCACCGTTCACGGCGGCCGCCGCTATGTCATGGACTTCACGCGCTGGGGAATGCGAGGCGCTCAGCCTCGTTTCCAGCCCCGCGAGCGCGGCGGCATGATCGATGCCAAGGACCTGCTGCAGTTCGAGGTAGGCGACCGTTCCATCGTCGGCCTTGAGGATGCGAAGAAGGACGGCAGCGTCTACCGCTACGACATTCGAGGCATCAACTGCGCCGACGCTTGGTTGATCGCTGCCGCTCCTGAACTTCTAGAAGCTCTCAAAGCCGAGGAGCAAGCTGACCGCGCCGATGAGCGATACGAGGCCATGTGTGCCTCGCCTGATTGCGACGACAATAAAGCTATCGACGAGGTCGGCGCCTTTGCTCTGGAACTTAGGACCAAAGCACGTGAGTTGCGCAAAGCCGCTATCGCCAAGGCGGAAGGCGGTCCAGCATGACCGACCTCTATTCCGAAAGGCTGATCAAGGCGACGCGCAAGCATCATTATTGCGAGCAATGCGGCCGGAAAATCGAAATCGGTTCGCCCGCTCATTATGCGTTCGGCGTCTACTACGGCGACACCTTCAGCAACCACACGCATGTCGAATGCCACGCGGCTGCGCGAGCGTATGCGGAGCTGAATAACGCATGGGGCGAGGAATACCCCTGGTTCCAGCACATGGACCGCGACATCGATTGGACGAGCTGGCTGCTTGAAAATCACCCGATCGTTGCAGAGCTCCTGAATATTGAGCGCGAGGAAGACGAGGTGGCAGCATGAGCGCCTCCTTCGACAAAGCCTCAATCATGTCGACGCTGACCGACGGCATAAAGATGAAGGCCCAGATGATCAAGAAGGGCCTCGCCTCCGCCCGCGTTCGCTGCCCTCAGTGCGACGGCTTCCTTCATGCGCGCCTCGCCGGCCGGAAGAACCACCTTCGGTTCTGGTGCGACGGCCCGTGCAAACGACAGATGATGGAGTAGCCGCTGATGGCGCGCGCGTTCAGCAAAAAGATCCAAGGACAGGCATTCCTCCGCTGCGGCGGGAAGTGCGAGAAGTGCCAGGCGCATCTGAAGGTCGGCGAAGGCGAATACGACCACATCGTGCCTTATGCGCTCTCCGAGGATTCGACGCTCGGCAATTGCCAGGTGCTTTGCATCCCGTGCCACCGCGGCGAAGGGGCGAAAACCTCCGAAGACATCAGGGCCATTGCCAAGGCCAAGCGCAATTGGCTGAAGCATAACGGCGCCTGGCCGAAATCCAAATCGAAGATCAAGAGCCGCGGCTTTCCGAAGTCGAGAGAGGCACTCAACGCGAGGGAACGGACATGACGGATAAGATCACCCTGAGCGATCTGCAAGCAGCGCACGTTGAGCGCCAAGAGGAATGGTGCCCCGATCAGAAGCCGGATCTGTCCTTCCGCGGCAATGAGATGGCCGGCGAAGTCGGGGAAGCCTGCAACGTGATCAAGAAGCTGGAACGCGAGCGTCACGGCTGGCGCGGATCGAGGGCCACGAAAGAGCAGTTGGCTGAAGAACTCGCCGATGTCATTCACACTGCGGTCCTGTGCGCCATCACGGCTGGCATTGACCTCGAACCGGCCGTCATCGACAAGTTCAATTCGACCAGCGAGAAGAACGGGCTGGCCTCCCGCATCCGCTCCTGCCTTCTCGATAAGCCGGAGGCGGTAGAGCCTGTCGGATACGCTTATGCGCCTGAGATGCAAAGTGGCAAAGACGGCTTTTGGGTATCGCGGGAACAGTCCAACGCTTACGACACGCCTCTCTACGCCGCCCACACCCCCGCCGATACGGACGCCGCACAGAGCGGTGCCGAAGCATTCGATACGATCGTTGCCGCACGCAAAGCCTACGTTGATGCGGTAGCTGCTTACAACGCTCGCCTTGAATTCGTTCGCGCCGAACGGGAGCGTGGCAACTGGCTCAATGTCGATCCCGAATATGCCGCGATGTCGGAAGCCCAATCTGCATTCTATCGCACGGTCCAAGACCTTGCCGATACCGCCATCCGCCAGCGCGCCGAGGAGAAGCGATGATCCCCGACCTGACCAACGCCAGCGATGCTACGCGCGAATACTACGCCCTCCCGGAGGACATTCGTTCCACCGTATCTGCCATCGTAGGAAACCCGCGCCAGCCCTGCGCCGAATTACCAGGAGACGATGAAGAATGAGCGATAGCGCCTACCTCCTCCTCACCAGCGAGCAGACGGCTGAAATGCTCAACGTCTCCATCAAGACCTTGCGCGAATTCGTCAGGGCTGGCGATATAGCCTACATTCCGCTGGGAAAAGGGCAGGCAAAGCCCCGCCTCGGCTTCCACATCGACGACATCAACGACTTCATAAAGAGCCGGAGAACGCGCGCGTGTCCGTCTACAAGCCAAAGAACAGCCCGTATTACCACTTCGACTTCCAAGTCGCCGGTGTACGATATCATGGCTCTACGGAGACAGCGAACCGCCGAGAAGCAGAAGCCAGGGAAAAGATAGAGCGCGACAAGGCCAAGGCTGCGGCCAAGGCCTCGAAGAATGCCTCGGGCGGACCGCTCACGATTGCCGTGGCGACCGGCCGCTACTGGTCCGAGGTCGGCGAGCGGCACGCAAACAGCGAGACAACCTGGACAGATATCAACCGCCTCGTCGATTATTTCGGCCCGACTAAGCTGCTGTCCGACATTTCGGACGATGATGTCGCCAAGCTCGTCCAGTGGCGCCGGTCTCAGAATGCCTGGGGCCGCGAGCAGACGAAAGATGAAAAGCCGATGCGGCTTGTGACGGCCGCGACGGTCAACCGCTCCACCACTCTAGTCTTGAAGAAGATTTTCACCCGGGCAAAGCGCACGTGGAAATACGAATTTCCGATCGAGCCCAGCTGGCGCGACCATTGGCTTCAGGAACCGAAAGAGCGTGTCCGCGAGTTGAAGGCGACGGAGGGCGCAGCCATCGAGCTTGCGACCAGGTCCGATTATCAGCCGATCTTCGATTTCGTGCGCGCGACGGGGCTCCGCCTCGAAGAATGCATTCTGCGCTGGTCGGAGGTTGATTGGCAGACGGGATGGATCACCAAGACCGGTAAAGGCGGGCGCATGGTCAAGACCGCCATCACCAGCACCGTGCGCGATATCCTGCTGCCGCTCCGCGGGCACCACCCGGAATTCGTCTTCACATACCAGGCGGCGCGGACCCGAACCGGGAAAGCGTCATACAAAGGAGATGGGGAAGGAAGAAAGAAGGGTGACCGGTACCCGATCACTTATAGCGGCCTCAAGACGCAGTGGAAGCGAATCAGAGCAAAGGCCGAGGTCGAGGATTTCCGTTTCCACGACTTCCGCCATGATCTGGCGACCAAGCTCCTACGAAAGACCGGGAACCTGAAAACCGTTCAGAAGGCGTTGAGCCACGCCGATATCAAAACGACGACGCGCTATGCGCACGTCCTCGATGAAGAGGTCGCGGAAGCGCTCGAATCGCTTTCCCGCTCCAAGCGAGCACAAAGGAAGAACAAATGA